GTATGCGGGTCGAAAGTTGAGTCAACCAAAGGAAACCTATACTCTTACACCAGAAGAAGGTGCCCCTGTTCGCGCTCCTACGATCGAACCAATGTATAAGATAGAACCAGTGAAGGAACGCCCAATTGAAAATTTGAAGCCAGTAAAGACATCCATTGATAATTTGGGAATTGTCGCACCACAATTGAGATCGAGTGGACAAGAAGTTTTGAATATGCGAAACCGAATGAATGATTACAACCGAATGAACAACGTGTCTCCCGTGGAGAAGAGACTCGTTGGTCCAGGTTTGGGTGTGGACCCATCGGTTGAGAGTTACGGTGGTTACCAGCAGCTTTTGCGCGTGAACCCAGAAAATGTCGGTGCTTACAGGCTCACTACCTTGCCCGGTCGTTCTGGCCCCGCTGCCGATGTTTCTGGTGGTCGACGTGGTATCGCGGGTGCCATAGGTAACAACCGACCAGAAAAGACTGCATTTTTGCCCGAACGTCTTCCAATGGCGCTCGGAAAATCACAAGGATTCTCGGGTCGCACTCCACGCGGAAGCCATGAACGCACTAAGCGAACCACCAACCGAGCACAAACCGGTCTACGAACCGATACCCTTAGTAATGCTCCAGCGAAGAGGTTCATCTCTGCGCAAACCGTCTCCCAAGATCCAACTCGTAACAAGAAGGATGGTAACATGGAACAGTATCAGTACATGAATCAGCCACAACCAGGCGTTAGCAGTTATGCGCATGGTTACCTTGAATCACCAGCGGTCGCCATCGGTGGAAGTAAGTCGTACACGCCCGAAGAACTCACCCGTTATGGTTTCCGCCCAGATGAGCGACGTGGTAAGGCGAACCGTACAGCAAACCCAGGTCGTATGAACGTCAGAGCAGGTCCACTCAACCAAGGTGGTATGCTCACGGCGGCTCGTTCTGATACGACTCGTGTTGATGGTCGCGTGAATCCATTGTCCGGTGGTTGGATGCAACAATACTCGAACAGCTCGTACCACGATCTCAATGCGTACAAGGGTCAACAAAACCCACACGCATCTCAGGGCAGTTTGGGTGTCGCCAAGAGACAGCTCATGAACAACCCATACGCGCACCACTTGTGCTAAATCCAATTTATTTAGAGTAATACACTCATTAAAATATTATACGCATATTTTAATGAAGGTCCATACCTTAGATATAGATAGTGGTGACAGAGACCCCATACTTTACCCCGATTCAGGTGATTACACAGTTTTCTTAAAGAATCCCGTGTACAATGTATCGAAAATAAAACTTATATCGGCTCGTATACATAATAGTCAATTGCTCATACACGACAGGAATAACACGTTTACAATGAATACGGCGACGTACAGTGAAACCATCACTTTACCAAATGGTAACTATGATGGCACAGAATTGGCGAGTAATCTTGTACAACACTCCGATATCATAGATAGTGCCACGTATTTAGCCACCACAAATGATATAAACATAAGTAACCTAACAAATGATTTCACATTCGCGTTTTATGGGGGAGAGAATGGATACATGTCAAATGCATCTAATACGACACCACACGATGTATTAGGTCTTCCACCAAACAATGTACACTCTACGTCCAATTCTTTGAAAACGGGTAGTCTTAATTTACAGGGTGTAGATGCATTTGTTTTAAAGTTAAGTAGTGGTTCCGATGAATTTAACAAATCCATCTACTTTAATACACCCTTTTACACCGGTAAAATACTCACGTGTGGTGATGTTGTAAATTATTCTGGAGCGGATGATGTGCTTGAACATGAATTTCATTCGGGTAAACAGCAAACTATATCGTCCATACGCGTTCAATTTTTTTACAGTAGCAATGGACGTCTCATCCCATACGACTTTAGAAACGCAAACCACGTGTTAAAATTTGCGTTATCTTGTTCAACTGATAAACTTGAAAATGTACCGAAAGTAAAGATACCCATAGATGAGGAAGAGAAAGAGAAGAAGAAGGAGCAAGAGTCCGACTCTAAAGTTGAAAAATACACTATTCACGGAACGGAAAATAAAGCCGAAGACGTGGATAGGTGGAATGCTATCATATCTATAATTTTTATAGTTTTAGTCGGATTTGTCCTACTTTTAATTCCAAAGAGGAAACCAACCACTTAGCGGGTGACCGCGTACAATGGTTGAGATGGTCTTTGGACACGAGTGGAGACTCGGGAGATCGAGAGGTAGACGACGATGGACAACAAGGTGGTGAACAACGCGGTGAGCGTGTAGTTCATGCCACCGTTCTTGTTGACCTTGACGACTTGGTTCACCAGCCAGCGGACGAGGTCCATCCACGAGAGGGCAGCCGCGAAGGAGAAACCGGCGACGACGGCGTTCAAGGATTGCGATTCGAGCTCTTGGCTGATAAGAGTAACAGTTTCAGCGGCGGACATGGTATATAGTACCATTAGAAAATTTATTCTGGGACCAACTCCTCCACGACTAATATCTTCTTGTATTTTTTGGCCTGGTAACCCTTTGTCTTTGGTTCTTCGGACTCGGACTCGGAATCAGAATCAGTCTCTGAATCAGAGTCTGATTCACCAACCCTGAATGTTTTATATTCCGTATCCGTCCATCCTTCAGGCTCCTCGGTGTCCATTACTATCAATCGCATTTTTTAAAATCTCCTCGGACGGATTCGTTGGAACCCATGCGTCCCAAGTATCGTATGCCTCGTTTATCTTATTCATACCCTCATCATCTCCTGTGTATCTCGTAAAATCACCATCCTGTTCTTCGAGTACCTCCATATCAGGTGTATCGTCATCACCTTCGTAAATTTCTGGGAAGTAAGAACCAATCTTCTGTCCAACTTCATATCTCGCACAATATTTCATGGCGTACTCGACGTCCTTCATGAGAATTGCGTCTCTCCCACATGCCTTGGAGTATTCACATGCGAGTAACATCGCCCTTTCAATCACTGGTATCAATATATTCGACATCGTTTCCATATATTGATCCACTTGCGTATCTTCATTGTTCGTTAAATCAAAACCTGTTTTCATTATGTATCAAATAGTAAAGTACAGATTCCGTTCTCCACCCGGAGTATGTTATAACTTTGGGCATAAACTCTAAGTTGCTTTTGTTTGTCCGTGTTAACTGGATAGTTAAACAGCCCCACACGCGCTATTTGGTTTTTTACATAGGAGAAATTGAGTTGACCTGAAGGTTGTATGCTTTCGGGTTCGAGAGCAAAACTATACATATAAAATCTCCTGTAAACGGTCGTCCTCGAGTGATGTTTTGCTGGTTGAATCGCTCTCAAATGAACAATATTTCCAGTAACTTCATCCAGTATGGTTTCTCCGTCAAACTCAAGTTCGATCTGTTTTACCTGTTCTGAACTCGTGAAAAGTCCGTATTGATCTACATTAACATTTGAACAGTATTGATACGGTGTGGCGAAATCGTTCTCTACGGTCGGGTCGTTGTCAAACTTATCCTGTACCACAAAAAACAATTCTTTGACGGGATTTAGCATATTGAGTCTAACCTCGTGTACATTACATTGATTAACTGTGTCAATTTTGGCGTCGGCTCGGTCGAGTTCAAATGTATTCGTTTGTGTCTGTGTTATGAGATAGTCCACTCGTTTGGGAAATGTCTTATCTTGTAAGCTTACCATTTCGGTTGAAAGTTGAACGCTTTTTATGAGTCCAGTTGGATTTTGACCGAGGTAATAGGTGTATGCCTCATTACCACTTGGAGGATTCAAATTCACAGCAAATATACAGTCTTCGGCTTTTCTGAAACGTAACGCTATCTCGACTTCCTGTTTAGTGATAGCATGCAAAGGTATGGCAAGTTCCGGGTGTTCGTGAAAATAAAATGGAAGATCTACTCTGTAAGATGTGTCTTCTTGAGACGCCGACGCTCTATCATCGCGTATACCCTTGTATTTATCCGTATATGTGGAGAATATCTGGTTAGGTTTACCGACCAGTTTTCTGAGCGCAGCCTGTTTTGATTGTGTCACGGATATCTCGGAATAAATGGCTAACATATCGGATGGTATTCTTTGGACGAGAGTGCCACCTATGTATAATTCTGCGTACTCTATCATGGCTTGAGCGATCGATTCGCAATATGTGACATTGTAAGACGACGACAGGTCTTGATCTATAGACCCGAGTGTGATTTTCACACTCAAACCTTTCAATAAGTCACCTTGATTTTGTGGTATAACACACCGTATTTCTTCGCCAAACTCCACTCTACCCGTAAAATCTAAATCGTCGTAGAATCTCGCATAATTTCCATGCTTTTTGAAATTTTTTATAAAATACGTGTATTCTGGATCATCAGTAAATGACCTGTCCTGTGGACCCACAGTTTGAAGCTGAACTCTACCGGCCATTCTAATATTACATCCTAAAATTTTAACCCGGCCATCCCTCCATTTACTCTCACGACGTTGTAGTTTGTTGCGTATACATGTAGAGTGTGCGATCGAGTCGAGTTAATACCATCATCTAATTCAACCTCGAGTAATTTGTGTATAACACGGCTCATATTCACTTGCCCAGTTGGATAATGAACATCTGGTTTCATAGAAAAGCTATACACACCGAATTCGTTATCTGGGTCTATGGAGTTTGTGTAATTTCTGAGAGGCTGTTCTGCGGATAACATGAGATTATCGGCATCTATCACGGTATTGTTGTTAAATTTCAAATTTACGTGTTTTATTGGGACGTGCTCCTTTGTTTCATCATCCTTCGCCAAGAAAAGGAGTTCTTTCACTGGATGCTTAAAATTAATCATCACAGCGCGCGAAGAAACACCGGCTTTCATTCGTATTTCAGCCACTTGCGTCTGTGTGATAACATATTCAATCGGTCGTGTGCGTATGAAATTTTTCTCATCTTCCGTGACGTATACAAAATCACAAAACAGACTCATATTTCTCGGTGACATATCACACGTGATTGGTGTAATTTTGTTATATGCGGGTGGGCTGATGTCATACTCCACCGTCAACTCATCCGCTGGTTTCAATTTAACCTTTACTTCTATGATGTGAACATCGAGACCACATGTCGGTATGGCGAGACTTGGGTGACCGTTAAAATAAAAGGGTAATTGTATTTTGTATTTTTGAAAATCTGTGTATCGTGGAATCGTGGCATCATTTATAATTGGGTAGCTGTTATGGAGGGTCGTTGGAACGAGTGTAAACGTTGTATCGTTGTCCGTATGATTAAGTTGATTGTACATGTATATGTAATCGCCGGTGATGCGCTGTATGGTTTGTCCGCCTATGATCAAATCGGCGTATTTGATCATCTTCGTGGGCGTAGACGTATCCCATCGAATTTGTTTAACATCCAGGAGTACTGTGTTGGAAGGATGGTTCGCGGCCCGTATGACCGTGGAGACGTAATCTGCAGAAATATTTACTTGTATCTTGAGCGTTAGTATGTACTGATTTCCAACTTGTTGAGATGACCAATCGTTTGGATTTACACCAACGACAACTTCAAAAGGTTCTGAACTTGTAAAGGTATATTCAACGCCCTGATACGCGGTGAAACTCGTCGCGACGCTTCCATCTATGAGTACCTCCGTGCCAGAACCTACTGCGATTGTATGCGAAACATTATTTTCACTCTTAGGGATTGGTGGCGGTAAATCTACGCTCAGTGTGACTCCTTTGAGCATATCACCCGTGTTATTCTGTATTCGC